CTGCCAATAATTTTAGTCTATTACTTCTACTATTACACTTGTATACACTGGGAATATGTTTGTTACCTAATAGGTTATATTCTCTAAGTTTTTCTGAGAAACCATTTACTGGTTTATCGTCGCATACACGATAGCTTGGACCGCGTGTACCACTACTGTCCTGTATGGACAGTCTATAATTATGCTTACAACAAAAGTCTTCCATGTAGTGAACAATTTCTTTGTCAGCTGTAGTTATACTAGGTTGAAGGGTGGTTCCATCTCCTAACCACAAACCTATCATATAAGGATCTATGGTTACATCTTTTTCTTCGAACTCAACTGGAACGTGATAAAGCTTAAGTTGGTCTCTAACAGTCTTTGATAGACTGAGGAAATCCTTGACAGAAATATCCAGAATATCAGGGTCTGTTACAGAAAGTAGGAACAACTCAGCTTCTTTAGCTGTTGGGAAATGTTTCGTGCAGTATTTTCTGATACTATGATCAAAATACTTAGCATAAAAAGTCTGATAACAGCGATGAATCACCTTGTGACTACTAATTTTGAGAGAAAGAATATGGCTCTCGTTACATTTAAAACTATCTCCCTTAATGGGAACAATATTATACATCTGTTCTTCTCCTACACATGTACTAAGTACAGCTCGTGGGGTAGAGTCATCGCCCATGAGTAATTCCCCTTCTTTTATATCCTGCACAGCCTTTACTGTACCATCATACATTATTATTGGTGTATCAATCCCAAGACATTTGCCAAATCCGCAATATGCCGACACGATAACGCTCCCTCGCTTATTGAGGCATTGCACAGCCTCTTTACGCACTTTCTTTTGCTCTGGACGCAGGGTCCCTTGAAATTTGACGTGGGTGGGTTGAAACGTCTTCCTCGAAGGTCGCCGAAGTTTAAGTACTCGAGCGGCATAAGCAAAAGGTAGGGAAATCTTGTCACCTCCAACCAATGTATACGGTTGTACATATTTAGTCTGACCAATACCAAATTTAGGTTCAATTTTGATAACTAGCTCTTCATTAACTTTATCGACAGGAATAGTATTAACATTAGCAATTAATGACATTTTTTCTTACCGAATATAGTGTTAAAATTGTTATTCAATTTTAGAACCAATGTATCCTACTACAGTTCGCACACGGGGGCGACGTAAATATATATGTTTGCTTAGCTTGCTGTCATGCTAAGAACGTGCTTATACTCATTGCGATAACGAATGGCGGATGAGCAATTTCCTACTCCTGGGAGTTGCGATACTATCATTTTAAGATCACGTTTGTATATTTGCTCTGACAAATTTCGAAGAGTAGTAAGATTAGCAGAATTATTCTGTATGTTAAACGAATTTATATTGAGAAGTTTCGAGAAGTTTCGTATATAAAGATTTTTATTCTTATCACTCAACTTATATTTTCCGTTGTAAAGGAGTATTGACAATATTATCTCCTGATATACAGACAAATCAACCATGGATTGCATCCTTTCCAGAAGACTAGCAATCTTTGTCGGGTCTAGAAAACTTTCTTCTGTATATGGAGCCAATTCTAATTTAGAAAAGTCTCCATCAATCTTATATTCTACTAACTCCTCCTTCGCCTCCTTCGCCTCACTAATCTTAGGGTTGTAAATACGGTCAAGGTAACTCACACACTCTTCGTAGGCGTTCCTATATGTTTCAGCTGCCATTGGCTCTCCAGGTCTAGACTTTACTTTAGGTCTATACGATGAAGTCTCGTTCAAAAAAGTCTCCATTTCATTGTTTACTGTCTCCAGATTAGAGATCAATGATTGAGCAGCATAGTATACGAAGAAGAGATTATCAGGTTGTGGGATTGTACAATGTTTAAGTCGTGTAAAAACATCGAAGTAAGTCTGTGCTCTTTCTTCTGTGGTAGTGCTAAGTATATATTCAAATATTTGTCGACCATTACCTCGATCCATTGTATTAGTATTAAATACGAAACTTACATTACTATAATTTCTGGTAAAGGTATACGCCTTTCCTATCTTGAAAATTAATTCATATAGATCAATAGGCGTACGCTCTTCTAAATCATACTTAGGACCGTAGCTCATTGTTGTATACTTAATTGCCTTTTGCAGGAATAGTCGTAAGTCATTTGCTCCCTCGAATTTATCTTGTCGATATCCTGTTCCACTGATGAAGTTATTAGCTAACTTCATCATATTACTGAAATCTTTTTTATCTAACCTCTGTCTAGATCGTATTATCTCTAAAGAGTTCAGAAGAAGACTTAATATATCTTGAACGGTACTTACTCGAAACATATTTACAAAACCATGGTGTTTCTGATCCACAATTACATGAGATTTTCCATAATCTATTATGACCGGAATCAAATCTGTCTTAACCCGAATAACATTATTGTATCCTAAAACATAATCAACCACACTACCTTTAGAAGGTTGTAGAATGATGTTCCACGGTACAAGGTCATAATGAACAAAACCACATTTGTTCTGAGCAACCTGTATAGCAAGACAGACCTGCGCAAGGATCGAAAGAAATCCATCGAATGTAAATGCGGTACTCCGTAAGTATTCAAACATAGTCTGACCTCCGATAAATTCATTAATAACACTCACTCCATTCTTCTTCTCATTTTTATACAAGCCAAAAGTGTAAGTAAAGTTGGGTATATGTTTTAGAAGAGAGTTGATGGCTTTGGTACCAACAAATGCTTCATGTATATGTTCCCTTGATTTATACGGGTCCAACGTAGTCTTCAAGATCAAAGGAAATTGTACCCGAGAAGTACGGCCACCAAGACTATATTTATCAATAACACCCAGTTTATTAACAAAGATTTGCCTATCTCTGTGTATCGCTAAAGAGAGCTTTTTCTCGTGATTAGCCATGTTAATGACCCACTGCACTCCTTGTAGAAGACCAAAACTACGTCTAGCAAACCATGGAATCTCATTAATGTCAGCACTGCTCTTATCAGTCTTGGGATATGATAAAGACAATGAGTGTAGTTCATTGTCCAACTGTACATCCAATGGTGTTTGGGTATTGTACAGATAGACACCCATTTCTGACTTCATATCAACTAATGTCTTTTGAAGATAGTCAAGTACCCCTTTTTCTTGTAAGTAAGTCTCGAAGAACTTAGTACTATTATCAACTATTTCCTGACACTTATCGTCATTATCCCGGCACCATTTAATCTGCTTTATAAGATCAGATAAGTCGCTCTTAACCGGTACGTAGTGTTTATAAGGAATTAGAAGGTCTGAATACCATAATTTCCATTTAGACTCTACCAGTAGGATAACAGATCCCATTCCAAGTTCCATGGATAAGCGAAACGCAGAGACATGACCATCAACGTTGATAATATAACGATAAGTAGACTGTTGCTGAAGACTGAGAAACCCTATTGTCTTTACTCCATCTTTCTCAAGACTATTCACATCGATGCTCTGAAGATATTCAGATTCTTGTGTCTTGCGGGGGCGTAGATTCCACTTAGTGATGCCTACGTCCAACAAAGGCTCCTCTCCTTTCTCTTCTTCATACGTAGCTCCTATATGGGCTAACCGTAATCGAGGATTAGTCTCTATTGTCACGCCACATCCCGTACTTCCACCCCTGAATACAGCGGTCCTTTTCTTATCTTTCCAGGGGGTATCAAAGACATGAGTGTAGTCACGGCAACTACGCGGAAACCATATACCATTAAGACTCTGTACACGTGCCCAGTCATCGTGTGTAGGAGAAAGAATATCTGCATATTTATCAGTCTTACACATAGATAATATTGGCACATATTTTGGTAAGTTATATGAAACTAATGGTGTGTTCCCCCATATATTATGATACGGCTCGGTCCCGTCACGAGTTAACAAAGGAAAGTCTCTGCGATTCATAAAGAACTCGATATCGGGAACCTTTCTCTTTGCACAGAGTACATCGAGCATATTCTTAACTGTTCCAACATTGGTGTCTCCTTCGTTTGGTTTTCGTGTATGGTAATTGATATCATACCTCACAATACAATTATTTGCATACCACTCACTAACATTATGATTGACCCTTCGAGGGTTATACCTGTATGATCCCGTGAATGTTTTCAGAAAGTCATCTAGGTTTCCATATTTTGGATCTATATGAATATGTCTGGACCACTCATTGGTAAAATTAGCCTTCGAGAATGGAAGGAAAACTACAACCTTGTTCCCCTGAATTTTTACAAAAATTCCTTTCTTAAACTTGTTGAAGATATAACGAAATGTTCCAATAACTGCGTCTGCTCGTATATTCTTATACTTATCCCAAGTAGAGAAAGGTTGGTCAATAAACAGATTGCTAGAAATATCTATCTCTGGTATACAGACATCACCATTTGTAGCATCTCTGTAAGCTTGAAACTGTTCTTCGTCCCCAGCAGTAAAATGCTTTTGTGTAAAGTTTTTGTAACGGGGGTTCAATACTCTCTTTGCCATTCTGGTGGAAGCTTGGCATTCTTCCGGGGTTTCATAAAAGTCTGGGAACCTCTGTTCAGGAGGAAAAGTTCTTGTGGTTGTCATTTTATATCATTGTGATATTTTTTAATATATAATCATATTAAAATCAATCTCAAAATATGCTCACATGTTTTTAATCTTCTTAATCTTGAGTTTGTGTTGTTCTACCGCATCCCCTCTCTGCACATCTAGGAGTTTGGAGTACGCCTCTGTAGGATTATGCACTCCAAGCTCTCGTAGTAATGCCATGGTATCCCTTTCTTTATCTGCTTTTCCCTTGCGACTTCTCCGTTCTTTTGTCTCAAGAACAATTGTACGACCTTTGTATTTGACACCGGCTTGGGATTTAGACTGCAAGTAATCAGAGATTTGCTGCTCAAGTGTATGCGCTCTCTTGCGTAAATCCCTGTTAATAGCATTATTCCTTGTAATCTCGGATTTGATACGATCAAGTTCGTCTATTGAACCTTTAATTGACATTTTTGTATGTATTGAAGAGTCTTTAAATTTAATCTCGTGATACTATAAAGATGTCCGCTTATAAGATCAAACGTTGGACCGCCGTTACAAGTGATAATATCATGAAACGACCCATGTTTTATATCGAACCAGATGAAACATTTCTAAGTTTTGTACGAGCCAACAAATTTGCTGTACTTTGCGAAATTAGTGGCACTGGAATGGATTATGACCACAAACCAGGTAGTTCTGTCCTAATACCCGGAATAGTAAACAGAAGTGCAGTAGTTCCTAACTCCCGCCCAAATTACTATGCAAAATCTGGATACTATGTTGTAACCCTTCTAGCACCTTGGATTGGATACCCCAGTAAGAACATGGGACAGGTTAAATTCTTCGGGTTAGAGGAAGGTATGCCGGCTCAAATTCCGGCCAAAGAGATACCCAAACAAATGAAACCTGTCCAGAACAAAAAACAGGAATCTAGTATATCAAACCGAACTATGATTATCATTGGTGTATCAGTAGGGATTATGTTATTTTTACTTGCAACTCTGCTATATACCCGTTATCAAAGATAATAAATGGAACTACAAAATCTGTTGATAATACTAATGGGCTATAGTAGCGTCGTGGTCACTGAGTACATTTATACGTCTACATAATGTAACTATAAAGTCTTAGCTTGTTGTAACTTATTCCGGTTGGGAATAAGTTCATTTTTTTCTCTCTTTTCTTCTTACTGTTGTAAATACTGGATATATAAAATCCATATCAAATAGTCTCTTTAATACTATCTGGCAATGTTTACTGAGAGATATATTGCCATTTTTTACACATTCTTGTAAACAATCTAACTTTATCCAACCTACACCGTTAGCGTCATTATCTACAATATGGCTCTGAACACCGACCTTGATCTCGGAAGTCTCTATATAGAAATAGATTGCTCTATTGGAAATATTAACGGCTTTGGTGAAAGAATCTGGGTTAATCTCTAATCCAGTCTCCTCCTTCACTTCTCGCACAGCACATTGGCGTTGTGACTCTCCATATTGGATAGTACCTTTAGGGGGTCCCCAAAGGTGGGCACGTGACTGAACAAGAAGGACCTTGTCTTGAGAGGGATCATAAAGAACAACCCCGGCTTTACGACTACAATATTGTACTCTATTAAAAAATTTCTTGTCATGAGTGACAATGTACGGTTCTATAACGAGTCTACAGCACTCATGTGGACATATAAATGTTGTCATCTTTATATAGGATGTATGTAACGCTTAAATGTGAACTTGTAGATGATGTACCCGCAAAGACTCTTTCCTACCAATCCTTTCAGCTCTTCCAATAATCTGACGATAAGTTGATTGGGGCATCTTATGATATAAGATCATGTCTGTAGTCTCTTGAAGGTTGATTCCGGCTCCGTTAAAATTAGAATTAAGGAATATAACTTGTAACTTTCCTGTCTTAAACATGTCTATATTTTTTTGTATAGTCTTGGTTGAGCCTTTTAGCATAGCGTAACTAATTTTGTTCTCCTTGAGAACACGACATATAGGCTCAAAACTTTCATCATATGATGAGAATATGAGAAACTTACCTATTTTATTAGACTTAACGAGATCAATAATCTTTTCTACCTTGGTATGGGGTAATATGACATTAGATTTATCAGGAATTTGTTTATCCTCTTTGTTAACATTTATATAAATAAGATCTTCGAGTTTGATGGTCTCCCGGCAAGTGGGACAGTTATTTTTTATCTTCAACCAAGTGAAAAGACACTCTCCACAGAAAACATTCTGACAAGAAGGCTCTAGAACTGGATCTTTTAATTCCTCTCTACAGATGAAGCATGACCCATTCAACATTGTGTTACATCGTAATGAAAGTTCCGACAGCTGCGTCTGAATCCTAATCTTCCTGGTTGTCCATGTCTTTATCTGTTCTGAATCTTCTCGAATGGTATATAACCTAATCTTATGTTCTGATTCCTCTAGTTCTTCTAATTTTTTTTTCTGCACTAGATCCACAATGTTTCTAGTTTTTTTACCTCCTAAAGCGGTAATAGCTCCTTCAATATTACCAGCTTCTATCATGAGGGTGATGACAGGTGATACTAATCCTGCAATAGTGTTGGATAAAGGTTGAAAGCACTGATAATAAAAATGTTCACTGGTTGGGATAACGAAGGATGATCTGACAAACTCTTCGTCATTACGAATAATGAGATCTCCAAATTGTTCTTCGAAGTTACACCAATTATCTCCTATAATCTTTTTAATAAAACTACCCCTACAGTTACGATGCTTGATGGTAATAGCGTTGGGGGTAGCGGTGACAAACCAGTAAAAGCCCGCTCTCACATCTTTCATCCCGGCTACTCGTGTGTGTCCAGGTTCATCAAAAATTAACCTTTTCCATGCATATTTAGAATACGACCTAACTAGATAATTGTACATGGATGTGGTAACCAGTACAACATCACATTCTGATGCATCTATACTATCCACATCTTTCTTAGTCGCTACTGAGTTTATGACGAGCTCTGTACATGCCAATTCCTTTTCCCATTGGTTAAGAATAGAAGGGGTTACTAATATCAGAGTCGAAGGTAATTTATTATATCTGTTAATAATTCTGCTCCTCACAAGTCCTGCGGATTCGGTGATAATCCTTTCACTTGTGAAAGGTGTATCCATATCCCATAACATTTTGTCTCGCACCATTAAACCAATCATAGAGAATGTTTTTCCATACCCAGTAGGGTCAGCATTAATACCCAATCGTGTTTTCGTTTGGATCGTTGCAGTCATTTGTTCCCCTGGAGGAACTTCACGTTCCACAGTCTGATCTCTCTCTAGTTTTTCCATTTGATAAATGCTAGCTAACTGATGTTCAAATAATTTTATTCTGAGCCTCTTGGGCTGAGTTACCATTCTAATGGGATTACGAAAACTCATTTATTATAGAGTCTGTATTTAATAAACCGGTTTATCACGTTAAGAATATTGACGCCAACAAAGTTTCCCCCCATCTCCATGCTCTATCGTTCTCAATTTTATTTACCATGTAAAACTTGTATATTGTAGATTGACAGAAACTATTCACCCATTGATGGTATTCGTCAATGAGATTGAGCTCAAGTATAGTAAAATAAGTGTCTAATAATGGTTGAAATTTTTCCTGATAGTCTAAAAGCTTCTCTAACTTATCAAATCGCTGTTCCTTGACACTGGCATTCATATAACGTATAGGAATGTCTAACAGCTCTTTCCTTGTATCTTTTAAACACTTCTGTGAAGGAAGCGGGATTTCTAGACCCTGTTTCAACATAAGAATATCCATACAAATTTTATCGTTCTTCTCATATTCCAAATTATTTTGTAGTTCTTCAAGTTCTTTTCTCACATCCGGATCAGTGGAATGACCAATAACGTAGAGAATATATTTTGCCGTCACATATCCAGACTTTAGCTCTATCAATTTTCGAGCAGACTTCAAAGCTTGTGAATAGTTTTCGCTACCATCCAATTGCAGAAGCGACGAGTGGCTATTTCTAGGTACTATAGTTATGCCAGGAGTGAGACTTTGATTAAATTTAGAATAGATGTGATTGATCATCATCATTGGTGTATAACTGGCTACCTTAGAAAAAAATACTTCTTTGCAGAATTCTTTTTGAGCCTTTAGGACCCCAGCTTTACCTTGTCCCAATGAAACCTCGTAAGGATCGACCATCTCAAAGAATTCAAATAAGCTCAAAATTTGACATCGAGTGTTATTGTCTTTAGCATGACAATACGATGAGACCAATAATTTGTACATGTCATGCCCTGCAACTATAAAATGGAAGATACCAGAATTTGTATAGTCGTGTGAACCTATAAAGCGCCCCTCTAGGGAGGTACTGGATGTTCCTAGATCGACAATTACGGGTATCAAAGCAGACTCTTGTATACAATACGATAAATTATCCAGAAGTATACAATAACTATCTTTCTGATTTTTACGTACTACCACGTTTTTGGCATGCAAGTCATAATGAGTAAAACCCGTTCTTCTTTGCGCCACCTCTAAGCTAAGCAATATTTGTATAAATAAGCATAACCAACTGGTAAAGCTTAGACCCTCTTGTAGCATAACAGCCAATGTTTTACCTTCTACTCTCTCATATATAATACAAGTATCTGTGTGCTTGAAAGCTCCAAGCGTATGTAGAAAGCAGGGTGTTATCTTTCTAAGCGGATTAATTATTTTCAGTCCTATCAGATACTCACGAAGAGATTGATCGTACAGACTTGGTGGATAACTCTTGATCACAACTCCTGTTTGTGTTGAAGTGATTAATTCTTTATTAAGTACCGTTGATGACGTCTTCATACTCAAATGGTATATCCCTTTCTTATCAGGGAGAGACTCAGAACTTTTCGATGATTCTATCATCTTATTTATACACTTTAATTGATCGATAATAAACTCCTTTTGAGCGTGCTCCATTTTCTTATTGTGGGAATAAGAAAAAAAAATTATGTTGTAAAATTTAATTTTTACTCCAAGGAGCTGGTTTCTCGAATCGGCCTTGCATAGATTCCATCACAATTCGAGACGTTCGGGCTTTCTGTGTCTCATGAGTAATTCCAATCTCTTGCATACGATTAATCATTGGCTTCTGCCCACCATTATGGTATCCACCTGGGTGGATTTTCGGAATTAACCGAGCGGTACGACTTCCGTGATCTGATGATCCTCTAGCTACAACATTCGACGAGAAACTACCGGTTGGAACGTTCCTAGAAAGCTCGATAGAATTAGTATATTGGTTTCTCTTGTACCTACTACGGTCGGTCTTATTAGTCACACTTTGATACTCAGGAAGATTACGAGACAGTTCAATGTCATCGTGGATGTAGTCGGTTCTCTCCCCTCCGCTCTTAGCTGCTGTATGACTCTTGTGAGAATTTGCATCTTGAATATAGGGTTCAGAATAAAAATTACTATTGTATACATATCTGGACGGATCCACTTTATTAGCTCGGGCGTTAGCATGTAGCGGTGCATTGTCAATCTCTTTGGTAGGTTTCTTGACAATCTGATCGGTAATATTCATACTACGAATACCAGATGTTGCTGACGTTTTCAAAGAAGGTTGAATTACATACTTGACTTCAAAGGGTTTCGGGATAGGTGTTTGTACTATATATGTGGCTGTTGGTCTTACGCATGCTTTCAACGTTTTATTCTTGACCTCCCTAGTCTCCTCTGCAGTGCCACAAGATCTGGCCTTCTTTGAGAAGTCCACAAATCCGGGCTGTGAAAAAGCCGAGGTCCATACTCGGGGTAAGCGAGATAGAGGTAGACGGTCTTCCTGTGTCAGGATTGGTGGTCTGAACGCACCATCCTTCATAATGGTATATGGTAGTTTGGCTTGCCGCCCAGTACCAGCGATAGGAGCCGCAAGTCCAGTCAAACCACCAGACTGCCCACCTCCATTATTACCATAATTATTGTATGATACGCTGACACAAGGATTTACTCCGCGAGCATATACTTGTATTGCTTCGCAAGCCCTATTAGAGCTATCATCAATCATCTGAGTAATAGAGCTAGTTTCGCCCACTTTATTTCTTCTACGCGTCATTACTGATTTTGGGGGATCTCTGAGAATGTTCATATTGGTGCCCCATGATTCCACGGAGGGAAGAGTGACACGTCCATAGTTAGTGAGTCCTGAATAAGATAATCCACCTGCTGACATTTTCTTTTATTATAGGTTTTTATTTTAATATTATAAATGTCATCCTCGGAACTGACTAAAATATGCGTTGAAAGACTATTACCGGAACACCACGATCATTATCATAGTATCAAAGGCGATAATCGTCTGTCCGCTGCTTTCTGGTCATCTAAACTTTGGCCACAGAATTCTAATATTACCATCAGCTTTCTCGATGATCCAACCCCCGCTAATAAGAGCACCCCGCTATCAGCCATGAATAAAATTGGCCGCAATATTGATCCGTTACAAAAAACTCTATCAGATGCATACCCGGAAAACGAAAGTTACAAAGGAATGAAGAATGCCGTAAAGACTATTGTAAATGATCGTATACAACCATTAGTAAATCTTAATCTCAAATTTGTAGATAATAATCCCAAAGCTGCCGATATAAGGATTAGTTTCAAGGATCCCGGCGCATCCTGGTCAAATGTTGGAACTGATTCATCCAAATTTTCATCTAAGAATTGTGGCAATAAAGAATGCGTTAAACCAAGTATGAATCTAGGTTGGTTTGATGTTGGGACCTATATACATGAATTTGGGCATGCTCTTGGTATGGTTCACGAACATCAAAACCCTCGAGGCTCAGAAATAGACTGGGATGTACCCAAACTTTTGGAGTATATGGAGGAAACGCAAGGTTGGGACAAGAAACAAGTGGAAACAAATGTTATAAACCGCTATAACATTGAACAAATTAACGGGTCAGAATTTGATCCTCTTTCCGTTATGCTTTACTTTTTCCCCGCAAGTTTAACTAACAATAACCAGGGAACTAAACAAAACTTTAGTCTATCAGGGATAGACGCTGAATGGATTAGCAAGTCATACCCAGGAGGGCCAATGACACCCCAAGATTTCTATCAAAAGACTTATGGACAGTCATTAGCCTCTTCCGTGAAAGAAAGTCAAAAAGTAAGAGAAAAGATGAAAGGGGTGCATAATTGGGTATATATCTTGTTAGCGATCACTGGGTTTGTACTTATTGGTATCTTAATTCTTTTGTTAGTAAAAAGATACAGTAAATAATTTTTTAACAAAAGAATTAATGAGACGTGTCAAGTATTGAGTAAATTTATTATGTCTAGTATGATAATAAATGGAATATTGCCAAAGCAAATACACATGGACAGGATTGAAACATTACAGTGTTAACGGTCCACGTTTTACCAAGGAAAAATATAGCGGGCCCGTAACTTTGCCCTTGAATGAGTGGAAAGATTATGTCGCCAGTGGGAAGAATACATTGTACGGGTCCGGAGGAGTAATCCCAGGAGGTACTGTAAGTACTCCTTTCGGGGGTGGAGGAGCTGTATATTCAGGTACCGTAAGACAAGGAATGCATTACTAAAAATATTTGTACTATAATAAATGAAGAAGAAAACTATGATCGTATGGACCCTTGTAGGAACTCTTCTATCACTCGCTATTATTCTACTATCTTACTTTGGTATCGTCAGATACCTGACACTCCACGTGTCCGGGACTGATAAATTGGTAGAGGGGTATAGCAAACTCCCGAAAGCGACCGATGGACGGGTAGTGGTAAGTTTTGCAGCAAAGCCCAAAGACTTTGATAAACTTAAGCCAATGATAAATTCCCTTTTGGATCAGACAGTGAAGGTCGACCAGATTGGTATTGTCGTCCCTCTTACCAATGAAACGGAGGTTCCAGATTACGTCAAGAATATCGCCAATATTTTCCCAGCCGGTAAAGATTATGGTGATGGCACATCGTTAATACCGATCTTATTGAAAGAAAAAGAGTGTAATACAATTATTATAGCTCTTAAACATGACGTCGTATATGGTAAAGACTTCATCGAGATGATGGTGGATAAGGCCGATGAATATCCCGATACGGTACTCTCCGACAAAAAAAGAAAGGCTATTCTAGTGAAACCTGAGTACTATGGATGTGAGATATTGGACTCCGCACAAGATAAGTACGATCATGATTGGTTTCTCAACCAAGCCAAACACGCTAAAATAGTAGACTATGTAGAAAATTTTAACAGACTTTAGACTCGTTGTTGTCAACTGTTACTCCTAAATTTTGTATAACAATATGTTATACAAAAAGTATATAGTTCACTTTCCTAAAAGTCTTTTAGGCTTCTCTTCCTCTTCCTCTTCCTCTTCCTCTTCCTCTTCGATGATTTCACCATTTAGAATGTAGTTATGCAAGACTTGGATCATTTTCTCCAGTCTGCAAAGAGTAGCTTCCATTGAACCTATTCGAGCTTCTAGACCTGTCCCTATACTCCCGCCTCCTGATGATCCTGATCCTTCTACAGGCTTACAACCCCCTTTGATCCATCTGACCAATTCTGGGTGTTTTTTACTCCAGAAGAGCCACGCTCCAAACTTTTCATTGGTCTCTTTATCGGTAAGTCGATTAGCCCATTTACCTCCTAGAGCCCTTAAAGACTCCCTATACGGACGAGTATCCCCTCTAATTACGAATGATTTTTCACTATAATGTTCAATATACACTTCTGATTTCTGTTCTGGCATGGTCTACTAACTCGTTGAGCGTAGAGCAATGAAATCAAATTTATTTCTTTGATCGGTTTGTCTTTGCTAGGTATGCCAAGAAGCCTATCAAACCCAACAGACCAACGATTGCGGTCCCGATAAGAGCAATCTCCATACGTGATATACCTTTCTTCTTGGCTTCTCCCTTACCTTCTCCCTTATCTTTTCCATTGCCTCCACCTCCACCTCCACCTCCACCTCCACCTCCACCTCCACCTCCATTGCTTCCACCCCCACCTCCATTGCCTCCACCTCCACCTCCATTGCTTACACCTCCACCTCCGTGTCCTTCCGCGAACTGTACACAGTCAGCTATACATTGCGGATTATTATTACACTGTTTAGCACAACACTGATCTACTCCCTTATTCGGGTTAGGACCCGAATTAGATTTGCATTGGTTGGCCGCGTCAGCGCCGCTTGGTCCCGACGGTGGTTTTGGTTTAGGAACAGACGCGCATGGATCGGAGTCTGGGTCACAGCCTTGGCATTTCGCGCGAGCGGCTACACATTCCTCGTGTGTCATTCCGGAGGAGGGTACAACAAGATTACCTCCACTGTCTAAAGTAAAAGGTGGTATGCACGGGCTACACTGATCTGAACCAACCCTGATCGGCATGGCATTGTAACGATAAGGATTGTTGTGGCCGCTTCCTCTATTGTGGCTGTATCCCTCAGTCGTGTGTCCTAGTCTATTGACTAAATGCTCATAAGATTTTGGACAACCCATACTGGTTTTCCCGGTCTTTTTGCTTTCGAAAGCCGGAAATCCATTAAATTTTCCTCCTGCTTCCGATGCAGGTTTCTTTACTATTTCTCCGCTCTGGATTTGTGGCTTCAGTAGAGTTTCTGCTTTCACACAGTAACCGCATCTGGAACCCATAGAATAAAATACTATCGACATTTATATATGCACAAGAAAAACTCTCAAAGATTTTTACCTTTGAGAATGACAGACTAATTATTTTCGTACATTACAACTTTAATTTTTTTATGCTAGCTTTGGTGGCAAGCACTTGCCTAAATGCATCGTACAGAGCATGATGTTCAACTTTAATCGGGAAATCTTTGATCCTGATTCCAGCAAGGTCAAACAGTGTTCTAGTATCTCTTGCCGCCCAGAACATCCACGGGCAAGGTATAGCACATGCTTTATAAGCTTGTTCTAAGATAACACAGTCGAAAGTAGCTCCATGAGACCAAATACACCGCGCTCCTCTGAACCAAACACTAAACTCCTTAAGAGCTTGTACGAGCAAAACGCGATCCTTGTGTGTAAGGGCTTCGTATCTCGCTTCAGCTCCTTGCATTTCCCACCATTCCTTTGTCTCAGAGGAAATATGCAGTCCTACTTCGATACAACTTTTAATCTTGATTCTCCTGTAAAATTGGTCAAGTTTATCCAGAGACCTCTTTGGACCACGTCGGTTAAACTTAACAGCTCCTATTGTTAGCACAACGGCATTAGGCTCCGTGCTCATCGTTTCTAAATCAATCATAACATCTGTCATTTACCTTTCTATGTCGTTTCTATAAACCGTTTGACTTGCTCCCAAGGAATGTCGACCCCTTCGTGCGTTCCCGAAGAAGGTATATGGAGAGTTGCTAATTCTCTTAATTCTACAGTTGTGTTATAAGAAACGTACTCATCTGTGGTACTATGTATCATTAGTGATCGACCCTGATAACCACGTAAGTATTCTACCGTGTTGAATTCTGAGAACATAACAGACATGAAACTTAGCAGTGTATTGTTGACTATCGATCGAGCATCGACGAAAGGAGACAAAAGTATCAATGTCGGTATCCCGTATCTACGTGCTGCATAAGTAGCTACAGGTGCTCCAAGTCCATGACCAACCAGGATAATATCTCTCTGTTGATATGACTGACGTAATAAAGCGGTCATGTAAGAAACATCTTCGTAAAGTTGTTGTTCGCTTGGAATACCACGACTTTTCCCGAACCCGGAGTAGTCGAATGCGAGAACAGAGAAACCTAAGTTCTTGAATTTTTCAATGAAGTGTACAACATGACTCACATTACCCTTATTACTGTGACATAGGAGTATTATTTTTGAACCGGGATGACCGTCTGCAAGCCATCCATGAAGATGTCCTTGGTTAACAACCTTATATGTCTCATTAATTGGGATGAAATCGGAGCTGGGGCGAAAATATATAAATCTTTTAGTCAGAAGCACAGAGAGAAATACCAACACGATTACAGTTAATACAATTTTGATCAAAATCTCTTTCAGCTTTTTATCCATTTTGTGGATAAAAACCATAACTTTAAGTAACACAGATATTATGCTCGAAGAGAAGCAAAGAAATTGATCCGATTGATCTTCGTTTGTTCGGGAATCATTTTGTACGACTTGACAAATTCAATAGCTGCGTCTACCATATACACAAAAGACATATTATCATCTCCAATATTAATGTCTACTTCTGAGAAAGCCTGACGAATATTTTCTGTGATTACGGGGTCCGGGACAAATGTAGATGAAATCTGTTTCTTAGGTCTAGGAGGAAGAGGAGGACGTTTAATCATCGGACGCTTAATCATCGGACGTTTAATCATCGGACGCTTACTCGGACGCTTACTCGGACGCGTACTCGGACCTGGAATATTTTGCATAGCATCTGCTAATAGTTGCAGCATGTTATTATCCGGTACTTCCCCTGACATTTTTAACTCTTCTATCACTTTTACTATCACGTCTTCTTCATACGCCGCCAACTTTGCGCGAACTTCACGAATATCATCGGCGGTAACTGAAGGTACAGGAGTTACCGGGATATCACTTTGAATAACTCTTTTTCTCTGCATAGCCTGTTGCTCGGCAAGGCTATTGATATTGAGAAGGATGGTGGCGGCTGTCCCAAGGTCAATATCTTGTAATCCAGGCTTTTCTAGGTCGTGAGTCATGTCAAGAGATTTAATTCTACCTACAATATTTAAGAGAGCAGAAAATATACAATTCTCTTTCTCGTCCGGAATGAGTTTTGTACAATTCTTTGGTAATGAAGTCAATCTCTCTATCCTGTTTAATACTATTGCTATATTATTACTGGTGGATGTTTCAATGTGTTTCATAAGATAATAGATTGTTACCGCTAAACGCCTCCACATAATGTTCAGAACTTTCTCTCGATCAGAATCCTTGAAAAAATTAAGGAACCCTTTGTAGCGTTCTACCATTTGTATAAAGGCCATAGGAGCTGGGATCGTAATCTTATCTTCGGTAGCAAAGATGTGGGAACATGGTTGGTATACATCATCTATCACGGTTGTTACAAATTCCGGAGTTAACACCTTTTTTATTTTGTGTTTAAGATACATATAGTCTTTCATTGTCAATACAACACTGCACATGTCTCGTACTCGCATATTGAACCAACTGTTTAAGAATCTATTTTTGAATACATTGGAAAGAACTTCCAAGGATAGTACATCCCCTACATCTCCCATATCTCCACTTTTCTCCCTCTCTTTTCTGATACGGTCACGTAATAGCATAAGTTCTTTTCCCACGAAATTATTATTCATCCCAAGAATAGGATCTCTCCTATCACCCCAAATAAGTGTGTCGTCTTTGGTGCTAAGAAGCACATCCTGAAAACTTCTATTTTCGAACTTTTTCTTTAGAACAATTTGTGTATTCTTTTTTAATTTTTCGATGTAGAACTCTGTATTAAGTTGATTAAGATTCCTCTCAAGTTCATTTAGTCTTAAGAAATAACCTTCTTTATTTTTCAGCATTTTATATGCTATATCTTTTGAACTTTGACCCCGACGACTTTTTCGTGTTCCCGTACAGCAGCTGGCTAGCTCCTCGGCTATACAATAGTACGTAACAGAAGGATAATTCTTTCCTTCAATATTAATCATAACTGAGTCATCTAGAGGAGATAGACCTTTCAAATTATACTCGGGATCGGGATTATTTCCCCATACTATTACATTAGAAGAACCAACGGACCCGTCGAAGACTGCCTCACTCTCGACCTTTCCTTTATTAGAATTTTTACGAATTTTTTCCGCCAACTGCTCCGCTTTTACAATTTCTTTATTGCTAGGGAATTTCAATTCTTTGATTTTATTATCGATCTCTTTGGAAAGGCTTTCGGAAAGCATGCCTTTCTCATAAAGTTTCTTAAGGTCGAGAGATGTATCGACCCTTTTTTGACGACTAATAGAGTCGATCTGCTGTGTGATTGCTCTATCATAGTCATCGGGATCCAAATCGTACTTGTTAGATTTCTTAAGCAAGTAACCGCAATACATCTTTAGAATGAGACTGGGTATTGTTTTAAGAATCTTGTCTCTTTGATGCGATAGGTACTTTCCACGTACTATGGTAGATAATACCTTAGGATTCTTCATTATTATGAATATGTCAGGAACAAGAATACTGCTTTGTCTTAGACCGTAATGTGTTTTCTTAGCTTCTTGTATTATAAATTCCTTTCCCGGACCAGAAAAAATCTCAATCCCTTTCTTCTTCATTATATCAATAATCTTACCCGCGGGTAAAGAAAAGTATTCTCGTAAGTCATCACCGTCTTTAATCAATCTTACCAAATTGGAGTAAGCGAGATATACTTGGTATAAATTTTCATCGCGAATACTCTGGTTCTTCATTTGGATTTTTGTATCTCTTTCTCCTATTAATTTATTTCGAGTCGCCTCCAATATTTTCCCGTAGTTATTTTCCCCGTCATTATATTCTCCTATACCCATCCATTTTCCACGACTGGCATATATAATTGGTCTATTCCCAGTACTCAAAAGTATTTCCATTAACGACGGGTTTTGTTCCATTTTGGCCATTAAAGCTACTTCTATAGCATCCTTCTTTCTATCGTTAGTCTCTTTCTCGTACAACTCATTAAATTGATCACCAATACTCTCAAATTTATACACGCAGTTGGCTTCCTCGCACTCAGCTTTAGACCGTGCGTAATTATTACATCCATCATCCCCGATGCATGTACTTTTAGGTCTAGCTTTGCTAATCACCACTTTGTAGGTAGGTTGATTTAACATATTAGAGTATATATAGTTAGTGGCGGTAGGATACTTTGACCCATTAATAATTATATCATGCCGAAAGTTGTTGCTCAACATCGCATAAGGAGTTTTAGTGCTAAAAATATTAATTGTCGTCATTTGTTAATTATAAATATTAATATAGACTAAAATTAATTATATGTACAAGTTTGATTTAAATAAAAGCTATGTCTGAAATAAATGAGTGGTCTATTGTTCTTAACTGCTGACGACTTTCAACTATTTCGAGGAACCAAGGGAAGTATAATGGGTACATCAATCCCGGGTTTCTCGCTTATCCTCTTTTATTCTACTCAATGCGAGCATTGCCAGACATTAATTCCTATCTTTAAGAAACTACCGGGCTCCGTTGGAGGGTGTCAATTTGGAATGATCAATGTCAGTCACAACAAGAGTTGCGTCCTGATGTCCAGACGGACGATTGCTCCCATACAAGTGGTCCCCTATATTATTCTCTACGTTAACGGAAAGCCTTATATGCGCTATAAAGGGCCTCAAGATCCAAAGGAGATTGCAAGGTTTATAGTTGAAGTATCACAGCGAGCTCAACAGAGTTCTAAGAGAAATCCGAAAGCTGAGTCAAAAATTAAGAAAGATCCAAAATCAGGAATTCCTGCTTACACGATAGGAAAACCTTTGTGTGGACCTGATGACGATGTATGCTATCTGGAATTCGACAATGCTTACGGTAAGACTTCTCAACAGACAAGACCTAGACGATTACAAAGGAGTATACCATCTGCTGCCGGCATGGGTCCTACAGGTATGAATAGAGGTCGATAAATCTTATACCAATAATTTGGATTTGACTTTAAAGAAGTTAATTGTAACTATTCAGAAATAAACAATGAGCGGATTTCCACTATACGATAATTTGATAAAAGACTTGCCAAAAAAGGACCTTAGAGTTAAAGAAAAGGAGGAATTTATCCAAAATATTAAAAGAATCAACATGGATGGTCTGGAGCTTGTGTATGCATTGATCTTAGTATACGCAGGGCAAAATAAAAAAGAGAACAAGACAGTTCAAGTACCTTATAAGGGAATCAAAGAAGAAGATGACAAAGGGTTACATACTTTCTCTTGGGTATACACACAATTTCCCATAAAACTTCGCCATTTACTCTCGCGTTTCGTTACTATACATCTTAAAAAACAAGAAGAAGAAGCTACAAGGATTTCAGCCGTTGAAATCATTTAAAGTTACATAGACTTTCTAACATGCTTATATATTAGAACCCCAGCAATTATTATCACTATAGTCACTATAGTGATAATAACCACATACATACTATTTTTTTTCCGATTCTCCCATAACAAAGGAGGTGGAGAAGTTGCTAGTTTAGATAAGTGTTTACCACCCGCTAATTTAATACTTGTTTCTGCGCCTTCACCTTGTTCTATAGAATCGCAAAGTCCCCAACACCCTTCACGATTGAAAACATTATTACCTTTATACGTTGCACTTGTTAGAATACCAGGACGGGGAGCTCGACTCCATTTACCTGGATAAGACGCCGGTACAATGGAGTCTTCAGGGACCGTCTTACATGTTCTATTTTCACAGTAATAACCTTTCATCAATGACTTAAATTTGAAGCGAGAAGTGAATGACTGAGCAGAAAGGTGGGGCATCCCTGAGCTCTCATTATTTGTTGGATCTACCAAGAGTGGACTATCGCTAAGATAGAGTTGGTTATCGTCATTACTCGCAGCTACCATTCCAATACCTGCATACATTAATGAGAAAGTGTCGGAATACGTCACTAGTTCTCCTTCTTTTTTATTATGATCAGTTGGAACCAACCTAAATGCAATACCGCTACCACCTAAAACCCCAAGCGCCCGCTTCCAAACCAAAGGGTTAATTCCGGCAGTCTTAACTTCCATCACATAAGAAGTCCCGGATACGGCTAGAATAAACTCATCCCCGTATACAATTGGTCGATTATGCACAGTAGTGGCATTGGCTGTGCGAAATACGGGTTGCAATGTAAGCACGGAAGTAGCATCTTTCTTTAGTGTACAAGGTCCTTGTCCATATTTAATAGGGATAGAAGTATCAAGCGTTCTATCACCCTCCGCATCCTGTAATGAAACTATATCAGTGAAAAAAACAATATTCCCTTCGTTAGGGGGAAATGGATATATATTTGTATTAACAAACACCGACATATCTACAAGGTTAGGGTCTAGATCATACAATGATTGATTCTTGAGGCGATATAAAGGGTTTAAATTGGGATAAATTCCCGTACGAAGAGGTGTACATATACTTTCACCATCCTTAAATTTTGTATATAATCCCGTCCCACAGATATCGGCAGGACATCTTTCCATACATTCCTCTATAGTATGATTGCGATAGCATATTCCTTCAACGGTGTCATTACAGTCAGCCCACTTTATTTTGCTAAAAGTTGTATTGGGCCATATTAACCAATCTTGTTTTCTCCAAGGTTTATTTAATATATCTACTTTTTTCACAAACAAAGAAGACTGATCTTTCTCAGAATGTAAATTGTTATCGTGTTTACTATTAGACATTTATTATGGATAATAAAAATGATATGTGATCGTAACTTAGAAATAAAGAAAATGAAAGTAAAATGAAACTTAGCATTCGCTCCAATATTGCTCACGACCTCCAAAAGATATTAGAAACTAGTCCTACACGATACAACTTCTGCTTTAGAGTAGGGATAACGACTCGTGATGGATTTAGAGATAGTATGAGTAATTGGCAACTAAAAAATATACAGAAAGAACTTAACAGGCAAGAAGTTAAAACTCAACCCCGAGATTTCGAGGATATTTATACAATAGGAGGAGTATTTGACTACGCTCTATTATTAGGTAGGATAGTCAAAACTTCACCCCCAACGTCGTTACTTGTTCAGGGCTATGAACTCAAAGGTGCTACAGGAGCCGAGTATCGCATTTATATTCTCCCATGCTCTATTCAAGTTGAATTTATACACAGACCAAAAGATCTGAAGACTCTCTTTGATCCCATAAAATTAATTCATAGAATAATGAAACCTCTGATTGGTGAACCTATTGAGAATCCTAACCCGGTGCATAAACGCAAGGCTCCGGTACGACTATCTTCCCAGAAGAGTCCTAGTAATCATTGGGTAATAGCACCGTCTGTCGGGGAATGGGGAACATTGGTAGTGCATGGTTCTACCGCGTATCTATTCCTTTGTAATTCATCAACCACCCTTGATGCTAAGAATCTAATTACTCATAGTGCGGATAATGGAATGCTGGTGTTGGATGGGTACTGGGAGAATGACATATTCACGATATGCGACCCCATTACAATCAACGGGAAAGATGTTACAACATGTGGTATTTCACATCGTCTTGCTTTAGCGAAAAGAGCATGTATCGCATTAGAGTTCTGCAGAGTAACTCGTATATATCCTATGGGAGAGATAACACAAAAGTCTCTCGTTTCTAAATACGGAGGGATTATCTATATCCCTCGTAAAGATAGGAATAAAGGCCTGAATGTGTATAAATCGGTACAATGTATTAGTCTTTTCTTCAAAGTCACTCAGAAATATACCAGCGGGTTCTCATTTTTTGAACTCACTGATGACGAAGGCGTCTTCTTGGGGACAAAGAAATACCCATTTCATACACCTATTTCTTTGTCTCGAGAGGATAGAGATTTTCTTGATCTGTTTCCACCATTATCTACCTTCGAGTTTCGCTGGGAAAATGATAACTTAGTACCTTATGCTCTTTCCCATCGTCGTTCTCTGTCTTCGCGTTCAAACCAGAATGAATGGAACTTTCTTCATCAAACTCAAGAGCTATTTAAAAACACAGTATCGTCTCCTAAAGAATTAATGATGGCAAATCAGAGAAATCCCTTGAAAAAGCTTCCAGTGAATAAATCAGTTGTCTTCTATTCTCCGGTAGAAGGAGAGGATGTACTAGTCCGAACAGGCACTATCGGTGAAGGTTCCTGTCTTTTCCATGCACTTCTCCATGCATACTCAAAAGATTACGCTACAATGGACAGAAAGGGTCGTATGAAGTTCGTGTTTCGTCTAAGAGCAAGTATGGCTGGAAAAGTAGATAAAGAGAGTTGGGAAGAAATGGGTAAAGGAGTCATATCCAAGGTTCCCTACCAAGAAAATGTTTGCGAGATCCTAGAAAATTTTTATAGATTCGTACAGAAAAAAGACAAGGTTCATGGCCGTAGCTCTCGTAGAGTAGTGAAGAAGCTTATAAAAAACGAAAAGAACAGTGATATATATGAATTACTCACCGAATTGATACCTCTTAAAACACTGACCCTAACTTGTATCCCTAAAGGGTACGATCGCACACAAGATCAGAAAATTGACCAAACAAGTCTGGCTGTATGTGAAGAGGTTCTAGACCATCTCAGAAGTGTCAAAGAAGTGAAGCAACTAAGTGATAAGAAAATAGCATACATTCAGAAAAAAATGTCTGACCTAATACTAACGACTCTTAAAGAATCCAAGGAATCAGCTTATCGTTCTTATATCAAAGGTCTAGAGAGAGTGACTGAAGATGTTGATACTTACACTATTGATTTCATATCAGAACGTTTTAATCGAGATATTTATTTTCTGGATGGTACTAGGAGACTTCCTTACAATACATTCCCTACTGACGACAACCTTAAGGGTAGGAAGAGCATGGTAGTGCTTTGGGTAGGAGGAAATCACTATGAGATCGTTGGTCGTCTACTTCCTGGTAATAGGATCCAGAGAGAGTTCCCACCCGATGATGAACTAATCAATCGTATCAGAACTTTCCTAACTAAACCTGAGAAAATAAGCGAGATTTATCCAGATTTGACCGACTATCTTCCTCGATCTTATCAGTCCGAATCTCCAAGGCGCCGATCAATCAAAGATGACGATGACGATGACGATGACGATGACGATGAAAGCGATTCAGATCATTATTATGATTCTTCTGACAATGATGAGTCCGACAATGAGTCAGATTAACTATGAACTCTAATTACAAGTTAGTAATTAAAGTCAATTAATAAGGGTTAAAAAAATATTGTAGAGAAGATAAATGACAGATAGTATAGCTAGATTTCTTCCTAAATATCCTAATATTGTACCGTATGAAGATGAATCACTTGATCCATACAGTGGTACTTTCTACGACACAATTTATAGAAAGAAAGAGTTCTACGATCTGCGCTTAAGAAAAGTTGAGGCCGTGCCTGAGGAACCAGGGGAACTTATGAATCATCAGAAAATTATAGCTCGTTATCTTTCTTCTCACACCCCTTATAACGGTGTATTACTATTTCATGAGATGGGTACAGGAAAGACTTGTTCTGCTATAGGGGCCATCGAACAGATTAGAGCGGAAGGAAAATTTCGTGGCGCCATATATATCTCCAGTGAAACTTTGGGTAAGAATTTTCTTAATGAGTTGGTTTATGTATGTACAGATGGGCGTTATATTCCTGAAGACCTTGGAGAAACTGAACGTATAGGTAATATACGTATGAAAAAAGCTGTATCAGATTACTATAAACTAGGAAATGATTACACATATGCCAAATTTACGGGTAGGGTCGGACAGATGAAGATACAAGACGTACGTAGAATATTTAACAATTATATCATTGTCATTGACGAGGTTCATAACCTGGCCGACAATAATAAAGAAGGCGCAAGTTATAAAAAAATGTGGAAATTTCTACATCAAGTACAAGGATGTAAAGTATTGCTGTTATCCGGAACTCCGATGAGAAATAAAGTCGGGGATATAGCTTCTATTATGAATCTTATTCTTCCCTTGAAGAAACAACTCTCGACAGGGGAGGATTTTATCAAGCAATATTGTGATAGAAAGAGCAAAGATCTGAATTTAATAACAGCTAAAGGAGCAAAAATTCTTAGCGAGGTGTTCAAAGGTCGCGTATCTTACCTACGAGGTATAACCTCTGATGTTAAAAGAGTATATAATGGTACTAGTATAGTAATACCTGATATCAAAGAACAGCATATGGGATACTTTAAGTTATATAGAAGTGATATGAGTGAATTTCAGACGAACGCTTATATGAAAGCATGGAAGATGGATACGAATACTTATGAAGGTACAGGGAAAGGGTCCGGGTACTATCGAAACTCCAGGCAAGCATCACTCTTTGTGTTCCCTGACGGTAGCTGGGGCTCTAAAGGTTTCAATAAATATATTGAGAGGAAACAAGCTAAAAACTCTTTGATAATAAGAAAGAGAAAAAGGAAGGCTTCGTATTCGTGGACTTCAGAGGGTAAAAAATTTAAGACGGAACTAAAAAAAGGAGGTGTTAACAAACTAAAAAAATATAGTTGTAAATATGCTACCAGCTGTAAAATTATTTTAGAAGCTATAGAGAAAAAGAAATTAGTCTTCGTGTACAATGAATCTGTTAGTGAGGGAGGAATAATATTATTTACTATGATCCTAAAAGCTCTTGGGTTCCATTCCTCTGTGGGGAATAGTACGAGTGATAAGAAGACGTTTGCTGTTCTTACAGGTGCTACCGGTAACAAACTGAATATAATTCGTCAGTTCAATAGAGACGATAATGTTGAGGGTGCTAGGATAAATGTTATAATTGGATCACAAGCAGTATCAGAGGGAGTTACTCTCAAAAATGTTCAAGTCGAGATCGTACAGACAGCTTGGTTCAATTATGCTCGTATTGATCAGGCCTTAGCTCGTGGATACCGAGTTGGGTCTCATCGAAAACTTCCATCAGGTATAATTCAGGATATCTACCTACAGGTAGCCATTCCAAACAAATCGTACATTTTAAAGGATTCTTTCAGCGAGAAGGAGGACGAGAAGGAGGACGAGGAATCACTAACTTCTTCTGAACTTCAAGGGATCGATGTACAAATGTACAGAGTAGCGCAGAAGAAAGATATTAGCTTCAAAAAGATTGAGGAAGTTATGAGATCTGCGGCGTTTGATTGCGCATTAACATATGAGAGGAACCATATTATAGGTATCCCAGGTACACGTGAGTGCAACTACAGCAATTGTGACTATAAATGTGTTGGGATTCCGGGCGAAGAGAGCTTGTCAGATAAAGAGTTGGACTACTCAACGTATCAATTGTATTACTCTAAAGAGATTGTAAATAGTTTGATTTTAAATATTGTACGATTATTTAGGAATAATTTTATACTCTCTTTGGAGAATATTGAAACGGTCGTTGGTTGGAAGAACGATTTTGAGCTATTAACGGCTCTAGACATCATTATAAACAATAGTATACCAATTTATAATAAATACGGATTTACATCTTACCTACAGGAGGATAACGACATGTATTTCTTGGTCGACAGCTTGTCTACGATAGGTTCATCTTCGATGGCTTACTACACCAAATATCCCAACATCAAGATAAAACAGGATTTTGATACAATAAAAAAGAAGTATTATGCGGATATAGCTTTACCCCAAGCAGTGAAGGACCTATGTGAAGCTAAGGATGAATTTGTACCGTACATAAAAAGACTTCCTATTGAGTATAAAGAAATGTGTCTGGAGAATGCCATGAAAGTCTTGGTATTAGAGAAACGAGGTGTGAAATTTAAAGATCACCAGTCCGATCTAGCCAAGAAAATTATTGATTATTTTTATTCCGACATACGAAAGATACTTGAAAGAAATCTTATCGTATCATCCCTGATGCGTATCGATGGAGGATTCTTACGTTGTTTGGATACTAAAGGGAATAGCAAGAATTCAAAATCCTTGGAATGGCATAATTGCAACGAGAAAGAAGAGGAGGTGTATTCCGAAAAACAGATAAAGAGAAGGCAATCCCTAGAGAAGGAACCATTCTATGGCCAGATCAATAGAAAGGATAAGAGATTCTGTATTCGCGATTGTAGGAAGGGCGGGTGTAATGCTGACACTCCTGGTCACCTAAAGACTGCAGGAGCACAATGTTATAATGGCTATAATGGATGGACGCTAACGATGATTGCGACATTTTATACAGAGATGTCAGTCCCTGCTACGGAGGATACAATACAATACATATTAGATCATGGTTGTGGTCCTCCTACAGACGATAATAAAGGAACATTTCGCGCTGCCCAAATAAGTAAGATAATAAATAGGGGTGATAAACAAGGTAATATCCCAGTTGGATCCCTCAAGATATCTCTCGAAGAAACAGATCTTCGTAAATTCTTGCTGACTAGTGCCGATAAGGTTAAGAACCGGGACTCTGTACCCCCAGCGGTTAAAAAATGGTTCAAACCAAAAGAAGATCTATTTAATTATTTAGTTTCGTTAGGTAATATTAAGAGTGATGATTCGTGGAAGGCGTTGAAAGCGGGTATTAACAAGATGAGCCACGAACAAATGAAACGAATGGTATGGTATGGAACACTCCAAAAAACACCTATATGTATGTTCCTTTGTTCTTGGTTCAACCAAAATAAGATCCTCGTTGACGATGTTAACTGTGGATCTGGAAAAAAACCAAAACCTAAGACGATAAGGAAAAAGAGTTAAAAAAAACAACTCTTTATAAGAAATGGATATTAATGATTTAGAAACAGGAGATATACTCCTGTTTGATGAAAGTCCATATAGCTGCTGTCTATGTATGTTAGATAACTTGATTAAAACATGTACAAATTCTGTGTACTCTCACTCGGCTATAGTTCTTAAAAATCCCCCATGGATACAAAATAAACCAGGTCTCTATATATGGGAGTCAACTTATCATGGACATCCTGACCCACAAGATAATATTATAAAATTCGGGGTACAAACAACCCCTATAACTCAATACCTCCAGGATTATCCTGGTACAGTACGTATATACGTACGTAAGTGTTACGCTTCTCAACTATGGACTGACGAGAAATTACTTCAGATCCATACGCAAGTGTACGGAAAGACCTATGATATACTGCCACAGGATTGGTTTGAGGCATTAATTCAAGTTGACCTGTTCGAACCTAGAACCAATACATTCTTTTGTTCAGCGTTAGTAGCGTATATCTTAGTAAAAGTTGGAATGATCACATCGGATACCAACTGGACTAAAGTTTCTCCTCGGCAATTATCAGTAGAAGGAGATAATATTAAGTGGATACATGATTATGGACCTGATAGGAAACTCAAAACAAAATGAAAATGAAAAACTTTTAACACTCTTAACATTATTACATAATCATGTCAACTAATCTATTAGCACATCATATTTCGACAATTGTTGAAAAATATATCAAGAGATACAATACACTGATCTACCAAGAGTTTGGGTTAAATGATTCCGAGCTAGAACCTTTATGGGAACAGGTCGAAAGAGAGCAATTGAACGCGTCGCCTGTTGTAGCGCACGTCGCACGAGATTCTTGCCACGTACTTAACCAGAAGACACCAGTATCATCACCAGTTGTAAAAATCTGTTCGAGTATAAGCTCTTCTTCTTCGTGTTCGCCATCTACACCACCTAAGACTTTTAGTAAGACCCGTTCTCCTCCAGGAGCTCCTAAAAAGAAGAAGAAGTCTGAGAAGGAGTCTGAGAAGGAGTCTGAGAAGGAGTCTGAGAAGAAGTCTGAGAAGGAGTCTGAGAAGAAGTCTGAGAAGGAGTCTGAGAAGGAGTCTGAATCACCCCAACCTTCTCGTAAGATTTTATACTCGCCGATAACTGAAAAAAAGAAAGTTACCGGGTGTCCTTATGTTTACACTAAGGGGGCCAAAGAAGGGTTAAGTTGTGGATGTAAACCAAAGGGTGGCAATACTTATTGTAGTCGTCATAAAAAGTATGAAGGTCAAGTACCAAACACTAAGAAGGTGCTTCCCCCTGCTCGACGATCAATAGTATCAACTAAGAGAAAGAATCCCACTAAAAAACACCCAGAAATTGTCCTTCACAAAGGCCCCAACGGGAAACACTATCATCGCCCTACTGGTTTGGTTTTTGGACCAGACAAAGTAGCAATTGGAACATGGCTACGAGCTGGTGACAATCCTAAGGGGGTTGATGAGATAGTTACACTCACTGATAAAGATATAGAGGTAGCTAAAAAGCATATGTTTGCTTTTAGGAGAGAAGAGGATACTGAACAAATTATTGAAGTCACTAGAAAAGTCACCAGGTTACTTGAACCGGATAGCGCCAAGCAATTTCAAGAGTCTCTTTCGAATGCCATCGCATCGACTAATGAAAAGGCGCAAGATGTTGCAGCAATTCTTTCCGAACTCCAGACCAGGAGGACCTCCAGTGAGGAAGAGGAAGAGATTGACGATGAATCTGAGTACGAAGAAGAGGAGTTATTAGAGGAAGAAGATTAGCGAAAGATGTTCAAATCATTAATTAATATTAATTAATGTTCAAATCTCGAGAGATTGAAATAGATTTCTAATATCATTTTTTATTTATTCTTATAAAGATGCCTGAAGGACCAGAATGTCGACTAACAGTCGATTATCTAAATAAAACACTATCTAACGAGAAAATTCTGGATTGGGTTTTCTGTGGGGGGAAATATATGGATGAAGAACCTGACGGATTTCAAAAGTTCGATAACGCGCTCCCTCTTACCGTGAAAGAAGTTGCATGCAAGGGTAAGTTTATATATTTCGTCCTTGTTGACAAAAAAGGGGTAGAACATTATATACTGCATAGCCTGATGATGACCGGGAGATGGCAGAAAAAGTACGATGATCATTGTAAATGGTTCATTGAGATAGATAACGGTAAAACCCTCTGGTTTAGAAGTACAAGATCGCTATCTACAGTGTTGTTCACAACGGAGAAAAGTTTGTTACAGGAAAAACTAGATAGTTTGGGGCCTGACATCATGACCAAATCATTCAGTCTACCTGTTTTTAAGAAACTAATTAAGAAATACCATAAACGTAACGTAACATCATTCTTGATGGATCAACATGTAATAGCGGGTTGTGGAAATTATATCAAAGCAGAGACATTGTGGTATGCGTCAGTCTCTCCTTTACGCAAGATAGGAGAACTCAAAGAGCGAGAAGTGGAGCTAATATACGAAGCGTTACGCGTGATTCCAAGGGTCTCATACAATAGACGAGGTCTATCATTAAAGGATTATGCAGATGAGAACGGGAAAGAAGGGTATTACTCCGGGGATCTTAAGATCTACGGGAAAAAATATGCTAAGCGTACTAAAACTGCTGATGGCCGAACAACTTACTGGGATCCAATTCGCCAGGTATAGATATATAACCCACCAGGTTATATATTTCTAGTCTAAAAAATTCTGAAACCTTTTATAAAATGGATGATGATACGTTTGACCAAACTTTAAAAAAACTTGGAGAAAAAGTTAGTCAATTCACAGATACTAATACCACGTCTTATAGTTCAAGTATAAAAGGAATTAGTAGTAAAATAAATATAAAAATAGTTCTTGTTTATGGAGTTCCTTTTATACTCACCGGTGTCGCACTTTTTTTCTTGAAACCTAGGTTTGTAGCACAGGACAGCGATGAAGATTCTGAAATGAAGGTAAGCTTTCGAAAAATGCTAATCTCAATTCTGATAATAGGTGGTGCAATATCCATTCTAATTTTCTTATACTTACGTAAAAAAGAAATAAGACTCTAAGGATAAATGATTAAATGGTTATTCAAAAACTTATATGAGTCATTCGCTGGTCTCCTAATCTTCTTACTAGGATTTATCATTGGAACAGGGATTGATATAGTATTCTTCAGTATGTATCGTAAATGGGATTCCTCTGATAAAAACCGAGGAAAGTTAATAATATTAACTATACTACAACTTTTCATTATTTTCTTTATCGTTAATTCTACAAGTTCTGTTAAAGCTCTAGGTAGTATCTTTCCGTTTGGACTTATGTCTTCACAAGTCTTCTTGTTTGTACACGCTATCGAAACTATATCTCATGGAGTATTTGACCGACAGTCATGACTATGAAACCTTTCTAGACAGGTAATAGTGCTTGATTAACCAATATAGAGCCATCACAGCTATAGCTTTGATAGCCAATAGAATGTACGAAGATTTATCTGTTATTGGGAGTACCCGCTTTAGTAAACCATCAACTGCTGGTAACGAAAAGATGATAAACAACAGGCCGATGATCAGGGAGTCTTTGGTCTCAGCTACTAAACTGTCCAGTGTATTCTTATGTTTAGTGAATAGAGTATTCACTATCTGTAGTTCATTGGCTGTAGGTTGACTTTGGTCAACGGGTAATTTATCGATCAAATCTCCTGGGTGTTCTTCTACCATAGAAGCTGATTGTGAATATTGTATTGATGACATTTACTTCTGCTCTAATAAGGTTTTAAGCCAATAACCGTATGAGAACAAATGACTCTTTCACTACAGAAGCTTGAAAAATTACTTGGAAGAAAAGGTTTACTTCCTAAAAGATATTTCACTATTGGAGGAATGTGCGTCTACATAGAAGTCCTTGTAATAGAGAACGCGGATATATTCTTCTTATATATCCCTAGTAAATATGACATAAAGGCTCCTAAGAGTTCAAGTTCATTTAAGATTAGCGTAATTGATGTAAACGAGGATGGAACTATCGCAGGAGATTATGCCGGAGAACTTGATAACGCAGAACTTGAGAAAAGATATGAGGAGGTTGATATAGAGATTAATCCGGGTACTCAAACTAACGAGAATATTGAAGGAAGACTGGTTGATAATTACAATCATCCATTATCTCTTCAAGATGTTAGTAAACAAGATATGAAACAACTAAGAGAAGTCTTTCGGCAACTAAAAAGATTGAGACTATGTGTACAGAGTCTGAAATACAAGCTGTGTATTATATTTAATCATTACTTATGTTGCATAAGAAGAGATGATACGTTTGAGGGTTTTACTATTAAGAATTTTTTTGGCAAAGATGAGAGAAAGCTATATGTCTCAATTAATTTAGAAGCCCTATATTCAAAGCTAAGTACTGTATCATTAGATGTAAAGACGATCAGAGAAGGAGTATACAGAGTCTTAGACAAGAATCAACTTAAGCATACCAGAAATATACAAAAAATTTTAGAACATAAAACCGACTTTGTTAGTTCCTCTAAATTTATTAGGGAAAGAAAGAAAAAATATACTACTTATCTTAAGAAGCTAGAGACAATGTTGGAAAAATTAAGGGAATCAGAGATTAATATTATAGAGAGAATTGGTCAGATTCATGAACGTTATAACTCGGATGCTAGCCTGAAAGGTCTACACACGGATATAGAAAAAACTCATCTTGTAGCAAAAAACGAAGCAAAACTTGGTAAAATTAACTCGGTTAAACAAGATGTAGTACGTAACATACTTATGATAAAGAGTAAGCTAGAAAATCTGTCGTTGAAGGTGGATAAAGTGTGTTTCGATAATATCGTGATGTTGAATGCTATTCTACAAAACTTTGTTGACATGACAGAATTTTAATCTGTTATTATTATAAATGTACTATCGAGTAAATGGCAAACCCTTAATAGAGGGATACGATAAAGATACCCCCGAAGTTAAGGATCTTAAACCTGTTTTTCCTTTATGGTTACTCATTGTGATCATAATAGCAATAATTGCATGCGGTCTCTGGTTTCTCTTCTGTCTACAAAAGAAAGAAGGACGACAAGATTTTGGTTTCCAATTCTATTAATTATAAATGGATGACTTACACAGCGTTTATTGGAACGACTACTGGTTTCTTTGTTGTGTTAGTCATTTGGTATACACAGAAAAGACTAATTTTGAAACCCATGTAAAACTCAAAGAAGAAGAGTAATAATATTATTGACTATAAATAAATGAATATAAATATGTTTCTTATCATAGCAGGATTACTGGCGTGTGTAGGACTGACCGTATTTGCTTATAAATGTATAAGAGAACGATACACTCTACTTCGATATGTAGGTAAACTTCCTCCGGTATTTCGTAAAAAAGACACGGGTAAAAAGAAATCTGTCATCGATAAACCTATATATAAAAAGTTTCTACGTCATAAATATAGTAAAGGTTCTTCTTACGATAGAGCTAAACTAAGGTCTAATAGATTCCAAAAGAATTATATTTGATCTAATACCTCATTGGTATTACATCTAATTATATTATAAGTTTTACTGGTGGCTCGGGGCACACAAAGTACGCACGTACTGAGTGTTGGCGTTGTTGGCGTTCTTACCGTAAGCACTCGTGATATTGAAGAAACCATTGCAAGTACCCACTTTCTGTCCATGGGTAAGAGCGTTGTAGCCGTAACCCAATCCATAAGACGGTACGACATATGCACCGGAAACTCCGCGCGCGCGATCGGGAACTGGGACCTTGAGCTGCCCGTTGCTGTTGTAGTGCGAAAGAGTCGCGTAGGAACATGCTGCTCCGACTGTACTGTTGTTATATTCAGACATTTTTATTAGTGAGCAAGATTTTTATTTTTTTGCAATTTCGCTTCATTTCTCGCTGCATGATCAACAAGTTCATTGAATTTATCACCATTGTGGGCTTTAACCCAAATCCAATAAAGCGTCTTATCATTACTGGCATCATCATATTCTTTCCATAAATCTAGATTACTCTTCCTTTTCCATAAACCCTGTGCACATTTAAGTGTAAGCATACTGTCTGTATATATCTCATACTCAGCGCCTGAAACAGTTTTTAGAGCCTCAATTACGGCTTTTAATTCCATGCGGTTATTTGTAGAAGATCTTACCCCTCCGCTAACGAGCCATGTGTTTTTGTCACCGGGAAAGCAATAGCTCCATCCTGAAGCACCACCTGGGTTCTTAAGACACGAACCATCGGTGTATATCTTAGGTATTTGGAAGTCAGACATTTATATCTTATACGATTCTTTTCTACAAAATTCAATTCTGAAATTGAAAAAATAACTAATGACTTCAGGACTAAAATTAGCAATGCTTACAGAGAAACACAGATGGAATATATTGGGTGACCATTTCAAGAATAAGGGGTTCGTTCATCACCAGACTGAGTCCTTTAACAACTTCCTGAACTCGGGGCTTCCCAGAATTATTACCGAGGAGCCTCCTATAGTTATCTCAAGAGAAAGAGATTGTCCCAAGGAGCGATGCAGTGTAGACTATGAGTCATACACCATTCAGTTTAGCGACCTATATATACCCAAACCCACAGTAACAGAAGAAGATCGATCATTAAGGAGTTTCTACCCAGGGGAGTCCCGTCGGCGGGACCTGACGTATGACTCTCCTATATATGTAAACATTACGACAACTATGGATCATGGTGACGGAACACCACCCGAGATTGAACGAAACATGCGTGTGGTCATAGGGAGAATACCCATCATGTTGAGAAGTAGTCACTGTTATTTGACCAGTATGACCCCTCCCGATCGTATCAAAGCAGGTGAGTGTCAGCACGACTCGGGTGGCTATTTTATCGTAAAAGGTAAAGAACGTGTACTTATTCCTCAGTTAAGAGGAATATACAATATCCCCTTAGTACTTAAACAAAAGCCTCGTTCTAAATTCAAGTACCTGGCTGAAATAAGAAGCATGTCAGAAGAGACGGGGCACTCGGTACTCTTACAAGCGCTGTTAGGTGTTGACGACCGTACACTGGTATTTTCACTACCTTACATTAAGGAAAATATACCTATAGGTGTTGTATTCAAGGCGCTAGGGTATGTGAGTGAAAAGCAGATTAGAGACCTGATTGGTCTAGACTGTGACCTTACAAATAGATACGTACGTTTAATAATACGCGATGCGTTCTTTTGCGAGGAAGTGTCTGACGGTCGATCCTTATTCATGAAGCAGGACCAAGAGAGTAAGGAACAGAGAAGCCTTGAAACACTTTGGTCCGAACTCGACGATGATGGAAAGAAGATTTGGAAAGACAAGATGACTAGAAATAATGCTCTTAATTATATTGGAAAATTTACACTCCATACCCTCAAGGAGGAAGATCGTTGCCCCTATGCTCTACAAGTTGTAGAAAGTGAGCTATTCCCACATATGGGAATTACCTCTACTCTCAAAGAGAAAGCGTATCTCTTAGGTAATATTGTTCGTCTCCTATTATCTACCAGCGTAGGAATGAGAAAAGATGATGACAGAGACGATTATAGGAATAAAAGGATCGATTCTGCTGGTGTACTATGCAGAGATCTTTTCAAGCAACTATTCAAAAAGTTTACTATGTCTATTGTATCCAGTATTGAGAAAAAGAAACAAAATCCGGATGCTATGGCTGTTATATCTCGTCTTTCGATTATAACAAATGGACTTCGCCATTGCTTCGGCACAGGAAATTGGGGAGTCCCCAAGAACAGCTATATTCGTTCTGGGGTCGCCCAAATACTGTCCAGACTTTCTTATGGGGCAACATTGTCAAATCTAAGACGAGTCACCATACCTGTTGGAAAAGAATCCAAGAATACTAAGATTCGTCAGATTCATCCGTCCCAGATCATGTATATATGCCCTTCGGAATGTTTTGATCCAGAGACAGAAATATTTATGTGGGATGGTACTATTAAAAAAGCAAAGAATATAGTAGTTGGGGATATTCTAGTCGATGACATTGGAAATGCTACCAAAGTCAGAAAGACATGTTCTGGGTTTAAGAATATGTACGACGTTATCCCCGATAAAGCAAACTTTACCAAGCACAGAGTCACAGATAACCACATTCTAACACTACGTATTAGACAACATAAGACTATACTCAAAGTTACAAGAAATAAAAGAAGATATACCCATATGGTGAAGTTTCTTGATCGAAAACAACTAAAAATTCGCGAGAAATATTTTTGTTCTATCGAAGAAACCAAGAAGTTCATAAGTACTTTCCAAGACGATGACACCATTGACATTACTATTGAAGACTACCTCAAACTTGAACAAAGAACTAAAGACCGTTTAGTTCTATTTAAGACCGATGGTATATATTGGCCCAAGAAAGAAATAAGTATGGATCCATATCTACTAGGGATGTGGCTGGGAGACGGTTTGAGTAACGGTAAAGGATTCGCCTTAAACTATAATACCGACCACGAAACTTTAGAATATTGGCAAGACTGGGCTGAAAAGAAAAATGCAGTTATTAGAAACAACGCGCGCTACTCTTTTACTGTATGTTCTAAAGTCAATGTAGAAGCTACCCATACTGATGGAATGTGTAATCGAATAGAGAGTAATCCCCTGAAAGATGTACTTCGTTCGTATAATCTTATAGGGAATAAGCATATTCCTTCAGACTTCATAGTTAATGATCGAGAGACTAGACTCAAAGTACTAGCTGGTTTAATAGATACTGATGGCTCGGTTCGAGCAAATGGACGAGAGATTCGTATAACCCAAGGACCATCTAATTATCGTATTATAGACGATGCTCATAAATTATCGATATCTTTAGGTTTTTCGTGTGGAATAAGAGAAGGAATAAGCCAATGGACAGATAAAAAGAGTGGTAAAAAGAAGTTCAGTACATATAAGGAATTAACTATTACAGGACCTAATATTCACGAAATCCCGACACTTCTACCACGTAAAAAATTAGTACCAGTTGATAATAAGACTCAACTACAACGCGGTCGCAGTTTTATGAGCAGTAAGTTTAAGTTGAAGAACACAGGGATAGGCCCCTACGTAGGATGGCAGTTAGAAGATAAACGTGGACGATTTACTCTGAAAGATGGGTTGGTAGTTCATAACACCCCAGAAGGCCAGCCCGTTGGTATAGTTCTCAACCTGTCTTTAATGACACGAATTTCGGCCAGGTTTCCAACTGTCCTAGCAAAAGAAGTAATAGAGGATTGCGAGGAACTGATTGCTCTTCGACACTTCGAAGGTCCTAATGACAAAACCAAGGTTTTTCTCAATGGGGTTCTTATTGGCATGTCCGAAGACAGTGATGGCCTAATCGAGGAGATAATGGAACTTCGCTCCATAGATATGCTGCCATACGATGTGTCGGTCAGTTATGACGATATTGACGATGAAATCCATATCTTCTCAGATGATGGGAGATTATTAAGACCTGTATTCACTGTATCTGGGGATACGCTAAATGCGAAGGAGGAGGATGGAACTGATTGGGACACTCTAGTTAATAAAGGGCATATTCGCTATCTGGATAATAGTGAAATAGGCAACGCTGTAGTCGCATTCCATCAGAACGAACTAAAGAAATACCATAACGACTATTGCGAGATAGCCCCAGCAATGATGTTGGGTGTCATGGCATCCATTATTCCTTTTCCAGATCACTCTCAGTCGCCGCGTAACTGTTATCAATCGGCAATGGGAAAACAAGCAATGAGTATGTTTGCTTTGTCATATTTGACTAGAACAGACACGATTACTCATGTTTTGAGTTATCCTCAGAAGCCTTTAGTTAGCACCCAAGCAGCTAATATGATGGGTTTTAGCGAGATGCCATCTGGTATAAATACTGTGGTAGCAATTGCTTGTTATTCGGGTTTTAATCAAGAAGATTCTATTATTCTTAATAAAGGTGCAGTAGAGAGAGGTCTATTCTGGGCAACAACTTATCGTACACATAGCGCTGCTGAGAAGAAACGTGGTACTTATAATTTTGAGAAAATAGGAATTCCTCCACTGGACAAAAGACGAAGAGACGTTAACTACGGATTACTGGACGAACACGGAATTGTTAGGTTGCGTCATCCAATTTATACCGATAAGGATGGGAAGAAATGTGGTGGTGGGGCAGTATTTGTACAAAAAGGGGATGTATTAATAGGCAAAATTTTGATACAAAGTAGCAAATCAGGAGATGAAGAATTGAGTGATAATAGTGTAGTACTAAGGAAGGGCGAGGAAGGATACATTGATAGAATCTTCATATCTACTACACCCGATGGGTATAAATTAGTGAAGGTGGTTATTCGTAAATTAAGGATTCCCGAGGTTGGGGACAAGTTTGCTAGTCGTTCAGCGCAAAAAGGTACATGTGGCATGGTGTATCCTCAACAAGATATGCCTTGGACCAGAAATGGTATATCTCCCGATCTTATCATGAATCCCCACGCTCTTCCATCGCGTATGACTATCAATCAATTGATGGAGAGTGTACTAGGTAAGTCTTGTTGTATCGATGGAAAGCTAGGAGATGCCACCCCGTTCACCAGTTCAAGCGTTAACATCGCTGAGAAATTGTGTGATCGTCTTGGGATGAACAAGTTCGAGAGAACAGGAAAAGAAATGTTATATAATGGAATTACAGGGGAGCCATTGGGAATGGTCTTTATTGGAACCGTATACTATCAGCGACTGAAGCATCTCGTTGATGACAAGATACATGCTCGGGCACAGGGTCCAAATGCAACCCTGACGCGCCAGCCTCTTGAAGGACGTAGTCGCGATGGAGGATTAAGGTTTGGCGAGATGGAAAGGGACTGTATGATGGGACACGGAGCATCAAGATTCCTGAAGGAACGACTGTGCGACCAGTCAGATCCTTATACGGCTAGTATATGTAGCATATGTGGAAACTTCTCTACTTCTGGGAGTTACTGCAAGTCATGCGATACTGATAAAATAGCAAAGGTCAATCTTCCTTACGTCAGTAAGCTGGTTATCCAGGAGCTGAATTCTATGCTTATTAAGTGCAAGATTACAGCCAAAGATGGGTCAAAATGATATTATTAACGCGGGTATTAATAATAAATCAAGAGAGACGTGTAGTATTGTTCGGATAGAATCCCAATTTATTTAATCATACCATTTATGGTATGATTAATACCATAGAAGTAAACGGATAGAAGATCGCGTAATTGCGGGTATTCTTATAGTACGCCAGCTTTCCACCAGCCATAGGTGTTTAATGTACAATCTCTATCAGGCCATGACGTACCGCAACTGAGATCTTTATAAGACTCGGTGTTCACTCCAAGCTCTTGAAAAAGAGCGGTTTTAGATTTAGGGAATCCTGTGTAAGTATTACTACCACTGACAAAATATGGAAATCCGCGTACCCCTGAAGGGGCCTGTGTATGGGATTTAACAACAACTACCCCCTTGCCTATATCTTTTTCTAATAACACCATAGCTCTTTTGCAATACGGGCAACTTTCCATAGAGTAAAAAGTGATCATTTATTGATAAACCAGAAAAAAACATATTTGAAATTATACAAGAATTATCAGCTTTTTACTGAAACAATGATTATACCAGTAAGATGCTTCACCTGTGGAAAGGTGACAGGAAATAAATGGAAAAGTTACCAGATTCTCTTGAAAGAGGGCAAAAATGAGAAAGAGGCTTTGGATCAACTAGGGGTACGACGATATTGTTGTCGTCGTATTCTTCTTACTCACGTAGAACTACTAGATAAAATGCTCTGTTATACAACAGGTCCACAACAAGCCAAATTAAAAAGTAAATAAAATCATAGCTATAATAAATAATATTATGAACACACAAAAGAAAGCCAGACCAACGTCTCGTAGACGTAAGAGTCCAGTAAAGTCTCGTAGACGTAAGAGCCCGGTAAAGTCTCGTAGACGTAAGAGCCCGGTAAAGTCTCGTAGACGTAAGAGCCCTAAAAAATGTCCCAAGGGGACTCGACTTCTTAAGTATCCAGTGAAGGAGGGAGATAAGATACGTTATTGTACTAAACGCCCTAAAAAATGTCCCAAGGGGACTCGACTTCTTAA